TTAGAAGAGCTCAATAGCCAAGAGGATAATTTGTTTTTAGAGCTCATTAAGTCTTTGCCAGATGATGAAGATACAGAGCCGGAGACAGGAAAAAACGGCAAAATAGGCGTGTGAAGCTGCACGCAACCCCACGTAAGGACGCAGATAGGGGTATCGTTTAAGGCTATACCCCTATCTTTTTTGAAAAATAAAGCCAAATAAGGCGATTTAAGAGCGTTTCTTTCTTGTTTGGTATAATTTATTCTTTTCAAGGAGAAATCCCAGCAAATCGAAAAGAGATAAGCGAGAGAGATATTTATGATGTAATTAAATAGTATTTGTTATGGTGAAACGTGTAAAATACGGACATGTCGGAGTTGAGGACACCGGAACAGTTATCCGTCTCCATATCGGGAATGTCTATCGTGATTTAAGCGTGTCATACGCTCGTATATTGGCGGGAATAATTAAGAATGCGGCCGATAGGCTCGAACAGAAGCGGAAAGGAGAGGAGAATGGCAAAGAGGATTGACCCGGCCGGATATGTCGTAAAATGTAACGAGATAATCAAGCGTCTTACTATTCGGGCTTTATCAGAACTCGGTGAACAATGCGTTACAAAAATTCGTGATAGAGCAGGTGATAAAAGTTGGTACGACCAAACAGGCAACTTGCGTAGTTCGGTAGGATATATTGTGCTGTATGAAGGAAAAGAAGTCCAAAGAGGGGGTTTTATGTCAACTTCTGCACCGGAAGGCAACGGGAGCAAAGGGAAACAGGAAGGGCAAAATTATTTGGAAGAAACCGCAAAGATTTTTGCAGAAAGTTCCGGTTTTTCTCTTGTTGTAGTCGCCGGAATGAACTATGCTGAATTTGTAGAAGCGATGGATAATAAAGACGTAATTGCATCAACCGAACTTTGGGCAAGGGGAAAATGGGAAGAAACAGAACGGAAATTAAAAACGAAGATTGAAGTAGAAATAGATAAACTTGAAATATTTTAGGTGTATGAAAGAAAAGATTTCACAAAAAATTATCGATGTGCTGGGCGATGTGCCGGTACGGTTTGAAGTAGATGGCAAAGAATATTGCATCTATCCCCCAACTTTGGGGCGGGAGCTTATTTTAGGTAGCTTGAAAAAACAGTTGAATATAGACCCGGAACGAGCAAAAAACGAACCGTTCGAGGAGGTTATAAAATTATGTGAGGAAAATAAGCACGTAGTATTGGAAATATTGGCATACAGTACAATACGAAGCAAAAGAGATATGTTTAATGAGGATTTACTAAAAGAACGGGAATCCGTTCTTAATAATGTTGATATAAAGGATTTGGCAACGCTCTTTTTTACGGTTATCACAAATACGGACTTGCAAGATTTTATTAAACATTTCGGCTTAGACAGGGAAATCGAAAATCGGAGAAAGATAGCCAAAGTTAGAAATAAGGATCATGTAGTAACATTTGGGGGAAATAGCATATTTGGGGGATTGATAGATTTTGCTTGTGCCCGTTATGGCTGGACTATGGACTATGTTGTATGGGGTATAAATCTTACTTCATTGCAAATGTTATTCTACGACCACACAGATAGCGTTTGTTTAACCAAAGAAGAATGGAAGGCGGCACATTTAAAGGAAGGAGGAGCCGTAATAAATGCCGATGACCCGGCAAACATGAAACTAATCAAAAGTATTTTCAAGGATTGACGACATTATAAACCAATAAAATAATAAGAAAGTATGTCAGGAATAAATTTTAAATTTACAGGAACGAATGACGATGTATTAAAGAAAATACATCAAATTCAAAATGAACTTTCAAAGGTATATAATAAGACTAACAACACTAAAATAGACCTCGGTAAAGACATCGATTTTTCGTTATTGGGAGAGAATTTTAAACGGCTGGACCAACAAAGCAGGGACGCATTTAACAAAATGTCTAAGGAAGCGCAACAATACACGAAAGACATACAGAGCAATATACTCGCTTTGCAGCAGGTAGAAAAGATGCAATCTGGATTAAATACACTCTACGAAGAGGGCAATATGGATTTGGATTCATATATTCAGTCACAAGCCCGATTAACTGTACTCCACGACGAACTCGCAAAAGCTATACAAGAGAATGAAGCTAATTTGAGAGCTGAAAGTGTAGCCGGAAAGATAGCAGAAGATTCTATTGCCGGGCTACATGCGAAAGTGCTACTACTTACTACCGATTACATGAACCTATCCAGAGCTCAAAGGGAGAGCTTAGAAGGGGCTGCACTACTGAAAAATTTGCAGGAGACCCAAACACAGCTAGACAATGCATCCTTGTCAATGAACAAATATGCGGCGGGAGCAAAAAACAGATTCGATGCTTTGGGATTCAGTGTCACACAAATTGCACGAGAACTTCCGGCACTGGCATTCGGTCCACAAATGTTTTTTTTAGCGATAAGTAATAACATAGGTCCATTTCAAGATGCCCTCTCGTCGGCTCGAAAAGAATACCAAATGCTAATGGAAGCCGGGAAAAGTGCCATACCTGTGTGGAAGCAGCTATTAAAATCTGTATTCAGTTTACAAACGGGGCTTTCTGTCGCAACTACTTTGCTTGTCGTGTATGGAGACAAGATTACGGAGTGGATCAGTACATTATTTCGAGCTTCTGCCGCTGTGGATAAAACAGCGACTAATGTACGGAATTTAAGCCGGATTATGGACGAAGCCGCAAAACAATCGGCGGCGGAGCGTGTGGAGTTGGATATTTTATATAAAGCTACACAAGACCAAACCAGATCCTTAAAGGAGCGAAACGCAGCAGCAGACGAATTACAAAGGAAATATCCCGAATCTTTCAGTAATTTGACAAACGAGGCTATTCTAGCAGGGGATGCGGCTAATGCTTACCAAAATTTGACCGAAAACATATTGAAGGTTGCGCAGGCAAGAGCAGCAATGAAAATTGTAGAGGAGAATTACGGTAAGATGTATCAATTACAAAAGGCGATAAATGCGGATACTAATTGGCTTAATAGGAACAAGGAACGTACAAAGGCGGGAACTGCGACAGAAACAAAATACATGATAACGAGTCCCACAATGGGGGCAAAGGCGGAACCGGTTACGGCGTTAACGGCAGAAGCAAAAGAATACAATCGCAGGGCTAAGGCGTTGGAGAATAATACAAAGGCGATGAAAGATTTTGAAGATGCAAATAACGCAGTAATAAAATCTATCGATGTAGGTGCTTTTGCTCTTTCCAATGCAAACTCCACCGGATCGACTGACATAAACGCCTATACCGACCAGCTGAACAGGATTAAAAAACTCCGTAAAAAAAATGCAAGTGAGCGAATACGACTTGATACGGATTTGGAGAACCAAGTAGAACAAGCTCGGATAAATGCGATGGAGGACGGCTTAGACAAAGAAATGGCGCAACGTGAACTGAACAACAAAATAGAATTACAAGACATCGAAAGACAGAAGCAGGAATATATCCGTAAAATTACGGAGGCGCAAAGACAAATATTTGAAGCAGAGGAGAACGCCAAAGCCGACAAAGATAAGAACTACAAGAAAAAGGCGTTTGACCCTTCCTCTGTCTCTGTTGATACATCGATGTTTGACAGCATGTCAGAATACACCAAACAGAAGCAGGCCAACGAAACGGCAAATTATTATAACAATATTCTCGCCAAGTATCAAGACTATACAACAAAGCGTTTAAGCGTTGAAAAGAAATACCAGAATGATTTAGCAAATCTGGAAAAAGCGGGAGGTACGGAGGCGCAAAAGGCTGAATTGTCCTATCAGCGGAAAGAAGCATTAAACGCTATTGATAAAGAATTTGCCATGCGTGAAGTTTCTTTTCAGACGTGGGCAAATAGTATAACAAATATGAGTTTGGACGAACTGGAACGGTTGCTTACCGAAGCGGAACAGGAATTAGCACGCATGGAAAATGAAGGAGGGACAAACGGAAACGAACTTGCAGTGCAGCGTGCAAAGGTAACGGCAACGAAAGACCGAATCGCCAATGTAAAAAGTAAAGAAAGCACATCGCCGGATAAACGAAGTATCAAGGAGTGGCAGGAGTTGTATAAAACCTTATCTAAGGTAGAAAGAGAGTTTGAAGAACTTGGAGATACAATAGGGGGCACGGTCGGTGAAATTATATCCGCAGCCGGAAGTATCTCATCTTCTACATTACAAATGATTGATGGTATTGTAACACTTGCAAATAGTTCTTCTACTGCCATGTCAGGAACGGCCGAAGTGGCATCTACGGCAATTCAGAATGTAGAAAAAGCCTCCGTAATACTGTCGATTGTAGGTGCAGCCCTGCAAGTCGCAACAAAAATAGTAGGGCTATTTAAACAAGAGTCGTCGTATGAGAAGTACGAAGAATCAAGGGAGGTGTACGAGTCATATATAGATATATTGGATCAGGTAATCGATAAGCAATTGGAGTTGGCCGATTCGCTGGCAGGAGAAAACGCACAGGCGGCCTATGACAAAGCGATAGAATTAACCAAGAAACAGGCAGATGCGGCACGGGCATTGGGTGCGCAATATTACAAATCTAGGGAGTCCGGGGAAAAATCGAAGGGACGCCAAGATTTTAACGACATGTCCGCCGCAGGTTGGCAGCAAGCCGCTGACGCACTAGGTATGTCAACGAAAGAGTTAATCGATATGATGTCAAAAAACATGACTAACATATTTAACCTTCCCGCTGAGCAATTAGAGAAACTAATGGAGGAAGCTCCTCTATTTATAGCACAGTTGGATAGTGAAGCACAAGAGTATATAAGGCAGATTATCGAAGCGGAGAATAATATTAAATCGACGGCAGCGCGAGAGATGGAGAACGCCACGGGCATATCTTTTGAATCTTTCTCCGATGACATATTAGAGTCCCTGTATGATGTGGAGAAAGGAGCGGAGGACATTGCGGACGACATCGCAGAATATATGAGAAAAGCTCTCATTAAAGCCATGTATGTAAAGCAATATGAACCTGAAATGCGCAAATGGTATGAGATGTGGGCGGAGGCAACAGGAGACGGAGAAATCGACCCGGAAGAACAGGCCGCACTGGATAACCTAAAAAATTCAATCATTCAAGGAGCTGAAGCGGGAGCCGCCGCTATCAATGCACAATTTGGAACAGGTTCTACCACCGAGCAAGAATCAACGGTCGGAGGTTTTGAAACCATGTCACAAGATACAGCATCAGAATTAAACGGACGGTTTACAGCTTTGCAGATAGCGGGAGAAGTGAGTAAGGAGCAACTTGTTTTGTTGAATGTGGCTGCAAATTCACTCCTTCAAATCAATCAAGCAGGGTTTAATAACACACTTCTCCAAATGGTGCAAATAAATAGCTATTTGGAAGATATATATACCCTACAAAATAAGATGTTTAGCCAACTCTATAACAAATTAGATAGTATAGATAGAAATACTAGAAATTTATAGACTGTATGTAAATCCCCTTTTTTAGGGGATTTAAAAAGCCCGCCCACACAATCCATGTGCAAGCGGACTCCAACAGTACTCGACCTCTCCGCCCGCCCAGACGGAGATACATTGCAAATATAAGGATAATTGAATAAAAGTACATGAAATTCATGCACTTTTTTTATTCCGTAAAATCTACGGATTTAACAAATCCTTTTGCTTTAAATGGGGGGAATTTCCCCTATTTAGATTTGAGTGTTAGCATAAAAAGTCCGATTTTTCCGATGCAATAAAAAAGGGAATTGCACAATTTTGTATTATTGAATACGGCGGAATTTTCCGCTATATTTAACATGTTGATTATCAGTTTGCAGGGATTTTTTCTTTATAACTAAAATACTGATTATCAGTTTGAGCGGAATTTTCCGCTTTAACTAAAATACTGGTTAATGGAATATTTTAATATAAAATGTTGCCGGAAAACGGAATATTTTTTACGCCTTTGTTGCCGGCAAGCGGTAGAGTTTATAAATGCCCTGTCGGAATTCCGAAAAACCTATAAATCAAATGTTTAACTACACACCTCATCAAGATGTATTTTACATACCCCAAAAATGGTATATGTAAAAGCAACAATACCTCATCACAAGTTTGTAAAATGGCTTAAAATCAATGTAAAGGATATTTTGCGGACACATCAATGCAATAAAAAATATTATTTTATCAATTAATGTAATCCTCAATAATATTACATTTTTCCTTAAATTCTTCAATTATATTCAATTCTTCTTCATTCAGTCCTTTAATGTTTATCCCACATTTCTCACAAAAGATAAAATCAATAGAGTTTTTATGCCCATTTTCACATACAAATTTTTTTTCATCGCATTTAGAAAATATGCCTCCTTTTACACTCTCAATATTGCCAGTATTTGGAAGATTATTTAAATATTCCAATATTCTTTTCATACCTTGTAAATCATTTGTATTGTAATATTCTTTTGTAGCCGATAGTAAATGTATTCCAATATGTAATTCTTGTTTGATTATTTCGTAAATAGAATTTGAATCAAATAAATTATATTTCTCAATCAAATCTCTTATTTTTTTATACTTAAAATATTTGTAAACAAAAGGGATAATATGATTTGCAGGAATTACGGATAAAATTTGTTTTATATTAGTTACCTCATTAGAGTTATAATTGACATCTAGTGATATATACCTTTTTATGAGATCCTCTACAATTTCTATTTGAGGGTTTTCTAATAAAAATTCCACCCATTCCTTACATATTGGTGAAGATTTTTTTATTTGTGATACTATGTATCTTCGCTGAATTTCTTTTTGAAGATCTATTGATGAAATTTGAGAATGACAATCCACTGCTTTAATATCTTCATCATTTTTTTCTATAATACAAGCTGTTCCGGAAACAGATACCATAAACATAGATTTATCTCTGCTAGATATTTCGTCGAAATCTACCTTAAATCCAACAATGGCATTTGCCCCTAAGTTTATAGCTTTTTGTTTTAATTCTTTTGATGCTTCATTGTAAATAATTTGGAGTTTTCTTTTATATGAGCCAGATCTCCCGCCAAAAAAATCTGTAACCGACGCTGCAAAATCAGAAAACACATTAGTACCTATTACAATATTTGAGCATATTGTATCAATATATCTTTTTATAGGACAATTCTCTATTGTATCAGTAGTTGTTATAATAAATCTGTTTTTCATGGCTTAATCTTTTGACTCGGTTACTTTTAACTTGGTTCCACATTTAGGGCAAACTATTGTATTATCTTCTTTATCCTGTAACAACTCTGATACAGTCACCCCAATAATGGATGCAATTTCTTTCAGTTTGTCTAATGACGGATTCCCGTTAATGATTTGAGATAAAGATGATTGTGTTATGCCTTTTTCACCGTTCTTGTTAGTCATTAATGTGGCTACTTGGCTGACAGTAAAGCCTCTTTTTTGAATTTGTTCTTTAATATTCATAGTGCATAAGTTTTATATTATAGCGCAAAGATATTCTATTTCTCCAATTTAAGCAAATAATATTAGATATATCTATATTGTACTCTTATTATATTAGTATTAACTTATCTTTGTGGTTGTGTTAATTATTAGTTAAACCTTAAAAAAGATATTGCAGTATTAGATAAAACTAATATCTTTGTCACATCAAACAAAAACAAACAAAGATATGAAAACGAAAATCAACAAATCGCAACTTTTCAAAATGGCTTGGTCGGAATTCAAGAACCCAATTCGTGTCATGGGGCGTGAAATAAAGAAGTCATTCTCCCAATGTTTACGAAATGCATGGTTTAAATTGAAAATGGAAGCCCTTCGCTTCATAAAGAAGTCGGAACCCGCACAAAAGCCCGAACCGGTTGTGTTTGACGCAGCAATGGAAAGAGGGATAACGGAGTATTACAGAAGCCAAAGCGGGCGTTATTGCGGAGATTAAAATAAACAAAACACGTTGCTGCTCTTCCAAAACAGCACGAGACGGTAGCCCGGTCACGGGGAAAACAAAAGCCGGGCTACTTTAATAAAGACCAACAAAATAAATAAAGATATGAGTACACGGAACAGAACACAATTAAGCGAGATTATGAGCCTTGCATGGCAGTTTGTAAAACGTAACGGATATACGATGTCGGAGGCACTCAAAACGGCATGGGCAAATATGAAGTTGATAGCGCAAATGAAACATCGGATCGTGCGGTTTTATTTCCGCAAGGTAGACGGGACGATTAGAGAGGCATACGGGACACTGAAAGAGTCTATGCTACCACCGACACGGGGCACAGGAAGAAAGGCAAATGAGACGTTGCAAACGTACTACGACACCGAGAGACAGGAATACCGCTCTTTTAAGCGGGCGAACTTGGTAGAAGTATGCAGTTAAAAAAGGGGCGGTTTATCCGCTCCGGGGTTCCCTACCCCTAAATAGGTGCTTTTTTGTTTGTTAAATTATAGACGGGGCAGCCGCTTGTGAAAGTAAGCTATCCCACCGGTAGCGGACGTGTCCGGGAGGATTCCCGCTATTTCAAACATAGTTAAACAATAAACTTTTTTGTTATATGGAAACGAACGAATTAAAACAAGATGAACAGATAGTAGAAGTAATCGAACATCGTAGCGTCGATACCATGCGTAACGCAGGCATCAGTGGACAGACAAGGGAGTTATTAATCATGTTGGCAGGATTGCAGGATATAGAGAACTCTTTTTGCAACTGGAAGAACAAGTATGGAATTGTATCAGATAATGATATAGACCACTTTATACAACTAACAACCCAATGCGGAACCTTGATACAGGAAAGTATCATTAAGTCTATAAATGACAATTTGGGGAAATTAAATTTTAAGGCGATATGAAAAACATAAAAAAGGAAGTAATAAATTTTCCGGTATTTATAATATATCGGGTCTCTATGGAGTTGCAAGACCCCGAACAGCTATTGCAAACGGCGATAGATGTAATTAAATATGCTTCATTGGGCATTAGCCCGGATAGGCTAATGGTCTCGCCGGAGCTATGGGAATGGATAAAAACAGAGATAGACAAATACAATGAACATGAAAAAAGAAATTAAACAGTGTGCCGAAAATTCGGCATACCCCACTAAATTAACTATGTCCTCCGTGGAGATTGCGGAAATGACGGGGAAACCTCACAAAGACGTATTGAAAGCTATCCGGTCAATGGATCCGGCATGGGAGAAAGTTAACGGGGGAAAATTTTCCACACTATTTTACGCTCATTGA